CCTCGTTTTCACCCATTAGGGGTTTTTTGAGGTTAGGCAGTGGTGCTGCCGCGTTGGTATAACGTATCACCATTTTCACATGAACCAAATACGAACACACACAGCAGTCGAATACTACCACGATAGGGTTGGCCGCCCGATTGCTTTTGATGTTTATGCGCGAAATGTGATGAGAAAAGAACTTAGGGTGCTGGACCACAGTAGTGTGGCCACACCTATACGACCACGCGTCGTCAAGATCGTAAAGGCATTTGTACAGCCACCATTACGTTATGGTCCACATAATTGTGGGTCATTAGGTAGTGGGTTCTTTTATGAGCCCGCAGACCGGTGTAGTGTTGCTGTCCCTTGGTGTGAAAACAACCCTGATTATAGGAGTCAGTTCGCTATCCAAGGATGTGCCAATAGAAGCGAATCAGATGTCGTTGAGGAAGTTCATGTTCTCGAAATCCCTAAGCCAGATGGAAACTGGCTAAGAAGGTGGAAAGGTTCTCACTTTGTCTCCCCTGAGGCAAAGCGGAATCTTTGGTCATTCCTGTTTGGACGTGAGGTGCTGGTCACCGAGGCCGTCCAGGATGAGGCCGTTGCGTTGGTTGATGAGCTTGATGTTGATACTATCGAGGATCATACGGACCCTGAGGAGGTGGCATTCGAACAGATTGAAGTTCGGGTTAAATCCCCCAGGGATCGTTATCCATATATAACATTATTGGCAAATCAGTGCAAGACTGAAGTTACTGGTATTACCGAAGAGAATCCAGCAAACAGACTTGTCGCACAACGTTGGCTTTTGACCGAAATGAAGCGTCGCAAAATGAGACCCAAGCACATTAAGCAGATGCTTCCTCTGGCTGTAGAGATGGTGTTCACCCCGAACATCTTCGAAATTCAAGCAGCCCAAGTCAGGCAGTCGCGAGCAGTGTTATCCAGAAAAGCTGCTCTCCAAGCTCCCTACTCCTCCCGCGGTAATCCGTGGTTGTTCAACTGGTTTGGTACTAAGTACAAACCGGTTGCAACCTCGGTTGCTTGATGGGGCCTGACGAGGTTACCTGGGGTGGTCTGTCGCGTAAGCGATGCCCCTGACCACCCCAATTTGGCGGTAACATACGTAGGGGGAAAAAGTTGTAAACAGCGAAAGGTGTTCTGCTTCACTGGACTGTCCCATGAAGTAGATTATCGTGTTTATGACACAGGTATTCAAACGATCGAGCGAGCCATCAAAGAACGAGTCTTCTTTGTTAAAGGTGCCACAGGCTATTACGAGCCGCACCGGCCAAGCTTGCGTCAATTTTCGCAACCACTTACAGCATTTTCAAAAGCGTTTGACGCAATTGCTTCATATACCACCCCGATGAGGGCTCGGCAGTTTGCCGAGTCATACCAGGATCGTAGAAAAGCAATATACGTCAAGGCAGCTGAAGAGAATGCTCAATATGGGTTCAATCCTGCAAGTGCTAAAGTCAAAGCATTTGTGAAGTGTGAAAAGTACAATTTCACAGCGAAAAAAGACCCTGTTCCAAGGATTATTCAACCACGTGATCCTAGGTTCTTGATCGAGACAGGTAGGTATATCAAACCTATTGAGAAAAAGGTCTACAAGGCCATTGATGAAATGTTCAGAAAGTTAGGGGACGTAGGACGGACCGTTTTCAAAGGACTGAATGCTCGCGACCGAGGTATAGAAATACATCGCAAGTGGCACCAGTTTATCCAACCCATGGCTATAGGGTTGGATGCAAAACGGTTTGACGAACACGTAAGCAACTCGGCACTACATTGGTCTCATGAGAGGTACCAAAAATTCTATCCTGGTGATGGTTATTTTAAGTATCTCACTTCGCTATTGAGAGACAACAAGTGTATTGCGTTCGCAGCAGATGGAAAACTGCGTTATCACACGAAACACAATCGTATGTCTGGTGACAGCGATACTTCGTGCGGCAACGTGCTAATTATGTGCGCAATGGTCTATTCCATAATTCAGCCACTTAGATATAAAGTGAGCTTGGTGAATGATGGTGATGATTGCGTGCTTATATGCGAACGTGAAAACGAGCCAAACCTACGCGAAATTCTAGATGTAGAATTTGCCAAGTTTGGGTTTGCGATGGAAATTGAGCAAACGGTAGATGTGCTGGAACACATCGAGTTTTGTCAATCACATCCGGTAATGACCAACGACGGGTCATACCGGATGGTCCGCGATCCCCGCGTCGTACTCTCTAAGGATGCTGTAGCTATCAAACCGCTTGACAATGACAAAGTCAAGCGTATGTGGCTTGCTGCAGTAGGCGAAGGAGGCCTTTCTTTGAGTTCAGGTATACCAGTTATGCAAGAGTATTATTCCATGTATAAGAGAAATAGTGCTGGTGCTAAGGCATTATCTGACCCAACTATGGAAGGCGGGTTTTTCAGGTTAGGAATCGGTATGAAAGCACGCTATCAGGAAGTTGAACCAAAAGTTCGATTATCTTATTGGCTGGCATTTAATATTACCCCTATGGAACAACTAGTAACTGAAGAATACTTCAGGAAACTTGTTCTAACAGAGGGGGATGTTAACAACCGGTTCCTCGTTCTGCCCACAGCGGGCAGAGCATTGTGAGCCACCACACGTTAACGAGCGCATGCGAACAGGCTGGAAACCTGTTACGACTCGTCCATTGGGTTTGTTGATGTAATTGCCCAAAACTATTACTTTAGTGCTAACCAGAACGCCAAGAGACTGCACGGCGCACCCTTACGGTTATCAACAGATGTACAGTCCAGTATCGTCATGCTGGATCCAATACAATGACTAAAAATAAAAACAACAAATCCTCCCTGGCTAAGCGAATGGCTGGGATGCGTGTAGTGCCTGCGAAAAAGGCACACAAAAAGAACACCCCATTTGCGGATGTGGGGTCAATCATCGGGAAATCCGCGGGTAACCTAACCGGAATGAAAGGGCTTGCAGGAGTTGGCAAGTGGCTCGGTTCAGGCATTGGATCAATCTTTGGGAGTGGTGACTACACACAAGTGGGTCCCACTCCCGGGTATAACATCCTGGCTGGACAGACGCCGAAGTTCTCCTCTACTCATGCTACAAATATCGTGTGCCACAGGGAGTATCTTGGTGATATTGGCGGTCTTGCTGCATTTAATAATTCAGTATTTCCCCTGCAACCGGGAAGCGATACTACCTTCCCTTGGCTTAGTTCTATTGCTGCTAATTATCAACAATATCGTTTCCATGGTCTTATATTTGAGTTTAGACCGTTGGTAACTGATTTTGTCACTGCTGGCAGCCCTGGAGTCATTGTAATGACCACGAACTATAATGCAGACCAAAATGCATACAGTTCGCGACAAGAAGCTGAGAACGCCGAATTTGCTGTGTCATGTAAACCGACGACTGGGTTGGTTCACATGATCGAGTGCAAGCCTGATGAAACTGCAAATAAGCTTTACAACATCCGGACTGGACCTGTCCCTAGTGGACAGGATCTACGTTTGTATGACTATGGTAATACCCAAGTCATCACGCAAAATAACCCATCTATTAATTTGGGTGAATTGTGGGTGTCGTACTGTGTTGAGTTTTTCAAGCCAACCTTATCCGTTGAGAACAACTCGTTTCAAGCCAGCGGGAATCATTTATATGTTCAGGGTGTTTCTAACGCCTCACCGCTTGGTACGATCCAGTTGCTTAATGTGGGGACTATCAGTTGTGTTCGTACATCAACCTCATTGACATATTCCGGGTTGACGGTTGGAACCGATTATCAATTGGTAATTGCGACCAATTCTGTCAACACGGCAACCACCGGATTCGGAGCACTTTCTATTGTTAGTGGTGGGGCATTCGTTAATGGCGTAGGCAATGGTGCCACGCCAAATGTCACCACTAGCATCGGTACCACCGGCACGTTGTCAGCCAGTAGTGCACTGGTTGCTACACTGACCGCAACTGCCGTGGTGATGGTTATCAACTCAGGAGCAGGCACATATCCAGTATCATGTAATGCTGATATATGGCTCTCCATACTGGGTCCTTTTGAATAAGGGCCTTTTTAGGGTAGCACAGCTTTGGCTGAAACTAATTAACGACTAGTTCCCTTGTTAGTTTAGGTACGTGAAGTACTGAATGGTGGGACCACCAAAAAGATATGAGAAAAATTTGTCTTAGATGACACACCAATGGTCCGCGAGTCACAATGTTTGTACAACATCCCGTCAATGGGTGAAGGTGACCTTGAGGTAGATTGTGAATTGTGGTTAGTGACCACGCCTCTTTCTGTCGAGCTGCCGAGCAGCGGGCCTAGCCAGCCGACCAGTTGCATGAACTGTCATGAAACATGTCACTCCTCGTATGAGGCGTTGCGAAACGATATCGCCACTGTACCAATCAGATATTGGAGGTAAAGGGGTACCAGACACCCACCCATCGCTGGTGCGCGCGATGGGTATGCCCGAGCTTAGGGTAGAGGTTGAGCAGTGCCAAACTGTGGCATACACATGTTATTTCCAGATTTTTAACGGAAATACGGGCGTGTATGTGAAGCAAGACATCTTATGATGGTATACAAGTCATCTGCAG